AAAGTATTACTGCTAACTCACACTTTGTGACTATTAATTTTGATAGAGGTTATATTAGCATATCTAATCTAAAAGAAAACTTCTATAACCCAAGTGGTGCCAAATCATATAAGATGAAGGAAAAAGAATCTGTATCTTCTAATCTAACATCGGATAAATGGAGAGAATTGATTAGTAAAAAAGATGAGTTCCTCTCATGGGTAGATAAGTTACTTATCTTCTGTGATATGGATAGACAAGCAATGAGACAACTATTAGTATTAATGTCTGAAAAAGAAAGAAATAATTGGTAAGTTATTCAAATAACTTACCAATTTTTTTGTCCCTATCCGTTTGAGTTATTATACCTTTAATAATTGGAGTCTTTTCCAATTCAATAATAGTATGATATATTCTAAAATATCCTGGTTGGTGTTCCAACACATATGGGATTTTTAATAAGTCAAAATCAGGATGTTCTAATATACAATATTCTTTTATAGCTTCCATTCTAGCATCTTCCCAACTCATATCGTTATCAAGATTCCCAATTAACTTACCGATTATTGGAGTAAGGTGTTCCATATTAATTATATTTATAGTATTCCCCTTGAGATTCCAACTGGTAAATACCATTTTTATTTCTTTAAGCGGGTAAGTGTTGTTAGGATCTTTAATCGACCATTCACCGGGTCCGATAGTTCCCGCATTTGCTTTGTATATTGGTTCCATATCATTTATAAACTTATAATAATATTTTGTTTATAATAATAAAAATATTTTAATATGCCAAATACCAAAAAGGAGAAGATGATTATCCTAGGTGCTAGTGGTAGTGGTAAGGATTTTCTACTTCGTGAGTTAGTTAAAAAAAGTCTTAGATACTCACCAAAATTCACCACACGACCTAGAAGATCTCTAGAAAGAGAAGGCATTGATTATAATTATATTAACAACGATAAGTTCCTAACGATGAAAGATAAGGGAGAAGTTAAAGTTTATCAAAGCTTTCCAATCGGAGATGAGATATGGTACTATGGTATAACTAAAGAGAACTTCAATGATAATCAAGTATTCATAATGACTCCACATGAGTTATCACAATTGTCTGAAATTGATAGAGCTGGTATATTCATAGTTTATTTAGATATACCAGAAGATGTCAGAAGAAAAAGAATATCTAACCGTAGTGATAATAACGACTCGGTTGAACGCCGAATAAGAGCAGATGAATTAGACTTCGAGGGATTTAATACTTATGACTTAAAGATAACTGATCCGGAATTTGATGCAGATTCTCTTTATGAGTTAATGGATTAATCTATAATGATTTTTTATACTCACTTTCCCATATAGAAACTATATTATATCCTTTATTGATAAGGTTTTTTTCCTTATTAAGAGTTTTCTTATATAGATACCCAAATGTTGAATTGGTGAGGGGATTTATATTATTTGGATTGTAAATATTTGGATTACCATGCCAAAAATCACCATTGAACTCATAAATTGTATTTGTTAATGGATCATATCCATCAACAATATATTTACCTATTTTATATTGTCTATGCTCATTTTTGATACTTAATGAGTCTAACCATTCTGTCTCTAATTTAGAAATCGATATTTCAGATCCACAAGATTTACATCCGAATCCACGTATATGATCATTTGCTATTTGTTTAAATATACCATGTTTGGGACAAATTATTTCAAGTTTTAATTTAGATGATTCATATTTTGTTATTGAGTAGTCATATTTATTATTATGTACCATATTAGAATAATCAATAAATTCAATTGTTGATCGCTTTCTATTTTTTAATGAACATTTAAAACATCCAAACCCTCTCAAATGTTGACTAGCGGTTTGTTCAAACAATCCATGTTCTTTGCATATTATTTTAATCTTTGAATGAGATCCTTTATATATTGATTGAGAGTAATCATACTTATTTTTATGTTTATTTTTGCAAATTTCGATGAAGTTATCTGTTGTTATTTTTTTACACAAAGGGCAACCTTGTCCTCTTAAATGGTTTTTTGGTGATTTCTCAAACACTCCATGTTTTTCACATATAATTTTAACCTTATTGTGTGTAGTGGAATAACATACCATTGAGTAATCATATTTATTATTGTGTATTGTATTAGATGATTCAACAAATTTTAAAACAGATGTTCTTCTATTATCATTTTTGCATTTTTTGCAAGAGTTTCCAATTAAATGTGAACCAACTCTCTGTTTAAAAATTCCATGAGTTGGACATATTATACACACAATTGAATCATTATTTGTAAAATATACAAGAGAATAATCATACTTATTATTATGGATATCATTTGACCTTTCGATAAATTCTGATAATACTATTTTTTTCATATTGTATATATTAAAATCCAACCCATTACTTTGTCCATTATAATTTTTATGGTTCTGTAAAAATTTTATTACCATCTGTGAACTTTAATCCCTTTAACTGTCCATTAATGGAGTTACAAATATGCTCACTGTTACTAATAGTATTTTCTAATATTGAAAGCATTATATTCAATATAGAATATATTTTTAATAAATTCTTTTCAGAAGTATAAAACTGACTATCACAAACACCACTTATTAAATCTATTGTAAGTGATATTATATCATTATTCTTTATCTTCATCTTCTCAATAACTATCTTAGGTATTCCACTATTTTCCATTTCCCTTTCATAGTCGTAGATAGTATCATTAATAAGAGTTAATAATGAGTTCCAAAGAGTAGGATCATCCATAGTCTCAAACTTTTTATCATCAACATATTTCTTAATATTTTCTTTGTGCTTTTTTAGATAAATAGATAAGTATTTTCTAAACACAACAGTTCTATACTCAGTTGAAAACTGAATAGTTGGGACTCTTGAATACATCCAAAAGTCAATATACTTAAAGATTTCATGGTTTAATATATCGGATTCTGTTATAGTTCTAATATTAACAGTCTCCGTTTTTTTCTTCATTACTTTATCAAGAAAACGATCACTTATCTTAGTCATAAAACTATTGAACCATGTGGACTTAGTTAACATAAGGACAAGAGTATAAACTACACCAGCTAGTATAGTAACCATCACACTTTGACCCAAATGTTTTTCAAAATATTGAAATATATCTTTCATATTAATATATATTAAAATTGTAGACCAATTTTAATTAAGAGCTTAGAATTTTAATATATATTCAAGAAACATAATATATCACATGAATTTAACCGAGTTAAGTTTTAGTAAAGTAAAAACACAAATAGAATCATTTCTACAACAGGAGTATTCCAAGTCGGGAATACTTTATTCTAATGCTAGTCCATATGGACAGATACTATCTGTCGTTGAAAACTTATATCAATTATCTTTTCTTTATCTAAAGAATAGTATTAAGCAATATGACTTGTCTAACTACAACTCACTTAACTCCAGAATAATCAGAAACGCTGCCATATTCGCTGGACATATTCCGGGTAGGAATATAAGCGCAACCGGAACGTTAAAGTTTACGCTAAAAACATCAGCTGATCCTTCAACTGATATACCCGGCTCAAGACTAACATTAATAAATCATCAAACTCTAAAAAATAAAACCAATGGTTTATTCTATTCAATAAATTTAGGAACAGATAAACAATCTTATAAGATATCAACCAATTCAGTATTCTATGTGAATATTATTCAAGGTCAGTGGGAGATAACAACATTTACAGGCACGGGACAAGAAAATCAGACATATCAAATATCATTAAGAGGTAATCAAAAAGATGTAGAACAATTTAACTATTTAGTTCTTGTAAATGGTCAATATTGGACTGTTAAAAAGGGTATATATGATATGTTACCTGACGAACAAGCTTGTGTTATTAGAACAGGATTTGACGGTGGCATTGATGTTATATTTGGTAACTCTGGTTTTGGAGCTATCCCACCAATTGGATCGGTTATTAAAGTAAACTATTTGGTAAGCGATGGTTCTGTTGGATCTATATTTAGAAGGACATTAAATGACTGGACTTTTGTAGACCCAGCAACTGATGGATTTGGTAATACCATAGATTTATCTAAATACTTTGATGTATCCATCTATACTGATATTAACTTTGGTGCTGATAAGGAAACAACCACTTTTACCAAGAATGTTTTACCAATAGTAAGTACCAATTTTGTACTAGGACTTCCTCAACAATATGCTTATGCGATTAAAAGACTAGGAGTATTCTCTTATGTAAATGCTTATGAATCATATGGTACTGTTTATATAGTTGCTGCACCAAATGTATTGCTATTCAAGAATGCTAACTCTGATTACTTCACAATAGATATTAGAGCTTTTGAACTTGATTCATATGAAATATCTAAAATAGACTTGTATTTAAGAACTGGTGGTAATATTTTATTATCACAGAGATATCAAATAAGCTCACCTACCTTATCTTATTATGTAATGAATGTATTTGTTATAACTTACTCCGATGCTCAAATGGACTCGGTTAATGCTCAAATACAAGAAGTCGTGTCTAACTACTTTTTGAATTTTACTAGATTGGATAGAGTACCTAAAAGTGACCTAGTACAGTTAATATCACAGATAAATGAGATATACTCAGTTGATGTATCTTTTATCAGTAAGAAGAATGAAGACTACCACATTAGGAATATAACAGCTGATACAAATAGATATAACCAATATACTTCAAAAGCTGCTTTGAAACTGGTAAGACCTAACCCAACATATAACAAGAGTGAATCATTGGGATTAGATCCAATACTAGGAGATATTATTTTTAAACCAAGTGAGATACCTGTTATTAGAGGTGGTTGGTCAGATAGAAATGGTATATACTATTCAGATCATATAGATGATTCTGGACTAAAGTCACTTAATATAATAAATAAGGGAACTATTGACGCTAATAATAGACCACAAATACAATAATAAAATATGTACTACGAAGAACAATCACTACCAGAGTTACACACTCTGAAACATAGATGGGATGATGATAAGAACTATGTTGATTATGAAAATAAAATACTTAATAATACTTTATCTCCGTTTATTTTCTCAAGTGATCTAATGAATAGTTTTTTACAGAAGTTACAGAGACCGGTATCTATACTTTTTGATAACTTTAACATCATTAAGAACTTTAAAAACTATAATGTAGATAAATACTATTATAAACATAAGCATTAATTTAAAAAAAGATAAAAAACCAGATTGATTCTTTAATATATAAGTATATTAAGATAAAAGATAAAAAACCTATGATTAAAAAGTTTTCAGAAATGAGTGGACCTAACCCAGGTAAAGAGTCAACTAAGAAGCCAGCTTCTAGTCCAGTTCAACCTGATGTAGACTCAGATAGACCTATGAACCCCAACCTTCCTTATAACAAGGAAAAGGTTGAGAAGCCTATGTCTACAAAGTATATGATGCCGAATGCTGATACTGATCCACAAGAACCGTTTAGTGATATTAAGGTTGCTAAAAAAGATGATACTAATGAAAATGTAAAATTCTATGGTAAAGTTGCTAAACTTCCTAAGGGAACAAAAGCTTCTAAAGGATATAATTTCTTAGAGAATGTAAAGGTATCTAAATCTTCTATCTGGTATTTAATGGTTGAGAAACAAGACAACGAACTTCAAATGGTTAAGTATAATCATAAGAAAGGTGTTAACCTTAGTGAGTTTGTAACTGATTTGAAAACATATTATATATCTAAGTATAAGAGCAATCCAAAGGTTTGTAAAATGATCGAAGCAATCGAGGTTGATGGTAACGATAAATACTCTTGGATTAAAAATATTCCACTGGTTGAAGTTGAAGGAAAGAAAATGATTTCTAAAATCACCGAAGACTTAATAAAACTTTTAAGTAAATAATGAAACATTTAAGAAAGATAAATGAAAATAGAGAAGATATAGTAAATTCATCTTTTCACTTCCTAATCCACTCTGGTGGACACAAATTGTGGCAAGATAAATTCAACAAAGGAATCGAATTTTTAAAATCTCTTAATCTTACAGATGAACAATATAAGGAGTTGGGAAAATTATGGGAAACCTACGAAGATTTTGTAATAGAAAGGGAAGACACTAAGGACGCATACAATGAAGAATATTAAAAAGACTCAGATTACTCTGAGTCTTTTTCATTTAATAAATCATTTAACTTTTCTTCTCTTTCCCTTGATGTAGAATAATACTCTATACGAATCTGTGTTATCCTACCCATTCTTTTATTATCTGGAATCGGTATAGTACTTGGGAATGTTATTTTTAAGACTTGTGTTGGTACATTATAATGAAATCCACACATATACTCCCAATCATCCTCAATAATAGCATATACTGATGATATACTATTTGCATCTATATTAATGACGCTCTTGACTCCATGTGAGTATATCCCAGAGTATGGACTCCAAGTAAGATAATCATAATCAATATAGTCTTTATATAGTTTCATTTAATATATCATCTATTTTCTCATCTCGTAAGTCGTTTAGATTAATAAAGTGTTCATTAAAAGTATCTAAACTGTAAGGTCCTAGATAAACTGGGTTAGTAAGCGAATACTTATTAAATATCCTATCTTCAATAAAATACCCTTCCTCCTCATTTCGTATATCACTTACTGCGCTCAGCAAATGATAATGATAATCATCACCTAAATTAAAAACTCTAAGACCTCCTGCAGTTAAATCCTTCTTACATCTTACTTTCATCCAATAACTTTTAATATATGATCTACCCGATCTTCGAGTTTTATTAGACTCATATCGTTATGGGTTATATTCTCCAGTTCTAAATAAGATTTAATCCATCTATCAATTTTAACAATTTCTTCTTTGTTTTGATATCTAATACCATCTTCAGTGTCAGTATCGATTGACGGAACATAAAAAATGTAGTCGATAAAGTTAATATGCTTTAGAATTTCTTTTTGTATATGATTAATTGAGGCTATATCTTTATTTGAGAGTTTACTAGGGTATAGAGATCTATAGTAGAAATAATTCAAAATAGAGCTAGAGTCACATATAATATAATCTTTATTTTCCAAAAACATCTTCTCTCTATTTAATTGTTTATAAAATATAACTAATTGATCAATTGGCTCATTTGGTATTCCATACTCTGCGATATAGTCAGTAGATACCTCGGAAATAAACATAGAATTTTTGCCCATTTTTTTCAGCCTAGTATGAACTTCAGCAGCAAGAGTTGATTTACCAGACGCCGGCGGTCCAAATATTTGAATTAATTTTCCTTTCTTCATTTATTTTATAAAATAAAATATGGGTAAAGTTTATATATAGATAATGGGAATATCTAATAAATATAATAAAGACGAATTTGTAAGGAGAGCTAATTTAGTTCATAATAATAAATACGACTATTCTTTATCTGATTATAAAAATAGCCGAGATAAAATTGATATTTTATGTCCTAAACACGGTATATTTAGACAAATGCCATATAATCATTTACAAGGAAAGGGATGTAACTACTGTTCTATGAATCAAAAAAATACTATTAATGATTTTATAGATAAGTCGAATAAAAAACATAATAGTAAGTATAACTACCCCGATAAAAATTACATAAATAGCGTAACCCAAATATCCATAGAATGTCCTAATCATGGAGTTTTTAGACAAACTCCCGGAAATCATTTAAGAGGAGTGGGATGCCCAAAATGCAGTGGGAACAGAAAATTAACAACCGATGAATTTATAGATAAAGCTAATAAAAAACATAACTTCTTATATAAGTACCCCAACTTAAACTATAAAAACTATGATAGTGAAATAGATATAGAGTGTCCCAAACATGGAATATTTAAACAGATAGTCAGAAATCACTTGACTGGAAGAGGATGTCAAAAATGTAGAAATTCTAAAGGTGAGTTAAAAATATCAGAAATTTTAAGCAAAAATAATATAAAATACAAAAAAGAATATACATTCAATGATTTAAGACACAAAGATTTATTAAAATTTGACTTTGCTATTTTAGATGATAAAGAACTAATAAAATATCTAATAGAATTTAACGGACAACAACATTATGACTTTAAGAAAAAGTTCCATAAGGATTATGATAATTTTATTATAAATAAACATAGAGACAACCTAAAGATAGACTACTGTAGAAGGAATGGATATAAGTTATATATAATAAGATATGATGATAATATCGAAGATATTATGAATAATATATTGAATGACAATATGTAAAAAAGAGGGTTAAAACCCTCTTTGATTACATAAAGAACTGTGAGTTTGAATTTATCTTCATAAGATCTTCCGGTGTGAAATACTGTGGAGACTTCTTCATTACTTCTTGAAGCTCCTTATAGTTTGCACCTGCTTCTTCTTTCCTACCAGTGTAGAAACAAGCTGCTGCATGTACCTCAAGGAATCTCCATACATAAAGTGATTCATCAACGAATAACAAACGACCAGGATAAGGGTTCTTACCATGGAATAACCCTTTAGCTGACTTAGTATAAAGGTAAGCCATATGCCATTCACCTACACTTAGATAGTAATCTATGATTGCTTTAATAGGTTCCGCTCTAAGTGGATCCATTGCATAAGCTTTAAGTAGTTCTTGGTGAGTTTCATTCCAAGGAAATTCAAGAGCTCTCATAATAGTACCTATACGGAACTGAGAATAGAATCTCTCCTCTTCATAACCATCCATACGATTAACCCTTTCACGGTAGTACTTCATACTTCTACGAAGTCTTTCCTCATTCTCAGATCTGTTATCTGGAATAGAAGCTGAGTCATGATAAGACTGTGCTGTATAGAATACCCAACGAGCATTTCGATCTTTGTTATCGATATAATCTTCAAGAATAGCCGAGTGCTTCTTATACTTATCCGCAATATTCCCTTTCCAAGAACCACCATCCATTTGTACTTTAACAGATATACCTTCCATCAAACCAGAAGTAATATTCTGTTGATCACATACAATGAACTCATGGACGCACCCATACCACCTGTATGGTAGTTCAGTTCTCCAACATTCGTTACGAGTGTATTTCATATTACCAATAAAGGTATTGAACATGTAAAGATCTTTATCAAGTTTATTCTTATTAAACGAAGGTTCAACTTGTAACATTTCATCAGCATCTAACCAAAAAGCATACTCTGATTTATCTTTAATCATTTCCATCGCATAGTTTCTACTATTTTCAAAATTATCAAATGGTCGCTCATATACAAATGTTGGAATATTGTTATCAACCCCCCATTTTCTTATAATGTCCTGTGTACCATCTGTTGATCCAGTATCAACTATAACTACACAATCAACAATTTGCTTTATAGTATTAAGCATTCTTTCTATTACATGAGCTTCATCTTTAACTATTTGTGATAATCCTAATTTATATTTTTTCATTATACTATTTTATTTTAGATTTATAGATAAAAATGAGTTTTTTGTTTTAATATATAATGTAATAAAAAGTAATAAAATGTATGGTAATATATAAAGCCACTTTTCCTAATAATAAAGTGTACATCGGTAAAACTAAAAACTTCAAGAGCAGAAAATATCAACATATATGGAACAGTAAGAGAAATGTTAATAAACATTTGATTATGTATAAAGCCATAAGAAAATATGGCGAAGAAAATATAAAATGGGAAATATTATGTGAGTGTGATAATTTTGAGGATATGAAAGAAAAAGAAATTTTCTTTATTAAATTATACAATTCGACATCACATAAATTTGGATATAATATGGTTTGTGGAGATAAAGAGGATTATAATAAAAGAGAAAATTTTAATAAAGAATACCAATTAGATATAATTAAAAGAAAGCTAATATCTAACGGACATGATCCATCGAAATACATAGAAATAACAGATGAACTATCACTTGAGATATTAAATGATTATGGTAAAATTGGAATAAGAGGATTGGCAAATAAATATAAAATATCAAGACAAAGACTAACTAGATTTATTAAATCAAAAGACATTGAAATAATTAAAGATATGGCTACAATTACAAATTCAATTAAGATAGATGATAGTTTTATTAAAACTGTAATTCAAAAGTGGCAAAATGGTAAAACAATTAAAGATATATCAAGTGAAGAAGGACAAACAATACAAACAATAAGTCGAATATTACACGATTCTAACATAAGAAAATCAAAAAGATTTAAAAATGGAAAAAGATATGACGGGAGACAACCGAAAAAAAGCAAACCTAACAATACGATTGGACACTAATCTATTAGAAAGATATAAGTCTCTATGTGAGAAAAATGGATTCGATATGTCCAAAAGGTTAAGAAAATTTATAGAAATGGAAATTAAATCCGAGACTGGTCAAGGCTTTAAGTTTTAAGTTTATCAGATACTAAAGAAATCTCCATTACTATCATATTTTGATATTTTCTTTTGATATTTACCATAACTCTCCATAATTTTTTTAATCCGGTCAAGTTCATCAGTCGATGTATTTTTCATTCTAGAGGAATTTGATAATGTTATTATTGTTGTGTAGAAAACTACGTCGCCCTCGGTTACAAAACTGATTTTTTTTGATTTTACTTCATAATCTTTACCATCAACTCCAATAATAGTTCCATTGGACGGAGCTTGGATAGGACTTTCAGTATCTATATCTTCCATAGAAGATAGAATAGAGTTCAACTTACTATCCCTCATTTCACTCTTATTAGTTTCATCAAACCTAAACTGCAATCTGTATATTACTTTTTTCATAGTTATCTTTTATGAGAATGTAACTTTGATATAATCAAGTTACAATCTTTTATATGTTTTGTATCTGGTGAAAGTTCTATCAAGTCTAACTTACCTTGAATAATACTTTCAAGTGTTGCTACTTTATACTTACCAACTTCTATATACGGAGTTTTATCACCGTCCTGAGCGACAATATCTATTTCATGTTTAAACATAAATCTATCAGGACCACCATATCCATCAGACCCCATATTAACTCCAGTCTTTATATCAACCATTATTCTACTTGTAGAATATTTGAAGTTAGATATGTTATTTTTACCACAAAATTTTAAGAAGGTTTCTCTATCTAAAATATAATCCCAATCTTTTGGAGTTCTACCAAGCAGAGGTTCTCCATTAAATCGATAAAATGATAAAGCAGTAGAACCGGTTAAAATACCACCCATCTCATTCAAGTCATCTATCAACCCCCAACCTTTATATAGGAAGGAAAAGGACCCCTTCCTAGGGGTCTTTAAAGTTATCTTATTCAATGAGTCTCCAACCATTTCTGATAGTTTGAAGTCTCGGAATTCTGATTTTGTTTCCGATAAAAATTCCTTTATTTCTAAATCGCTCATATTATTTTGTTAAGTCCTCTAACTTTTTATCCCTTTCTAACTGAACAGATGTATATCCGTTCCAGTCATCCCAAACATCTTTCTTTACTTTATCTATAGATTTTCTATACCCATGTATCTGTGATACCTTGATGTTTATACGATTCTTCATAGTCTCAATATCAGAATATTGAAAATAATCGACCCTCTTAACAAATAAACCTTTTACATCGTAAAGATAAACATAATGTTGACTATTCTTATAAACCAACTTTATAAAAAAACAACCCCATTCAGTGTGTATTTTTTTTACAGGTAAAAGGGAGAACCCAAAAATAGTATCGTCCATATTATCTGAATCGGTGTTGTTATAAATCTCAAAGAAATAAATAAGAAGTAGAGCCAAGTTTCCTATAAGGAACCACATTGATAAAAGGGATGTTAGTCCCAAAAACAGGGCAAATAACCCATAGAAATACCAAATCGATTTCATTTATACTAAGTTTAGTTCGTGAATACTCTTCCTTTGATATAGTGCAGCTATTGACTTAGCAATCAAACTAGCACAACTGATAACATTAAGCTTGTGACTTGGTGATACCTTTGTAGACTTATTATATGTTGACTCGATTGTATCCGATACAATCAGTTCCGATATTTTAGATGTACTCAGATTATCCAAAGCAGCACCACTCAATATACCATGTGTAGCTACACACCTAACAGATGCAGCACCCCTAGAAATAAGAAGTTCGGTAGCTTTCTTCATAGTTCCCATTGTATCAGCCATATCATCTACCACGATAACATTCTTACCTGTAACATCTCCAACCAGTTCCATTGAGTGAACTTCATTTGGTTTAATACGTTTTTTATTAATCATAGCGAATGTAGCATCAGGGAAAGCTTTACAGAAGTCAGACGCTCTTTTAACCGCACCTTGGTCTGGAGCAACAATACAAAGGTTTTCTAGGTTAAGAGACCTAAAGTATTCAATGAATATCTTATTACCGTTCAAGTGGATAACTGGAATATTATAGAAACCTTGAATAGCTGAAGCATGTAGGTCAATAGTCATAACACGTGTTACACCAGCCTTTTCTAAGATATCAGCTAACATTTTAGAACCAATAGATGAACGTAGGTGGTCAGTTTTATCCTGACGAGAATAAGATTGGTAAGGAGCAACAAGAGTAAAAGATTTACATCCAGCTCTTTTAGCTGCGTCGATTACAAGAAGGGTCTCAACGATTGAGTCAGAAGAGTCGGTGCTATTGACGAAGAACACATCTTCGTCACGAACTGACTCACGAAAACATGGGAGTATTTCACCGTCAGAGAACTTTTCTATTTTAAGTGCCTTGAAACTTGATTCTGGAATATCAAATATTAAAGATAATTCCTTATGGATTTCAGAGGCTAATTTTGGATTGGAAGTACCAGAGTAGATTTTCATATAAATATTTTTAATCGATCAAATGATCTATTACTGCGTTTCTTTTATTTTGTAGGTTAGGTACATAACTCATACGTCTTGTCCTAAGGAAATGTTTGAACTTATTATTCGGTAACATCTTGTGATAGCTTCTCCAAGAGAAGACAAAACTGTATCGAGCTTTTATGGTTAAAGAATTCCACCATATTAAATCCGACCCATGAAGTTTATTCTCCACAGACTTATACATATTTAGAATCTTTCTACGGTGTCGTTCTCTTACGTTGAGAGTTTTCATATCACAAATTTACGAAATATTATTGAACTAAAAAATTAATTTTAAGGTCACGAGCCATTATAGTTGATAATATAAACACCCTATAGTTATTTGATATACCATCTTTAGTTACAACCACATCAATAATGGGAATACTTACTATTTCACCATTATTTTGGTATTGTTCTTGAGTCAAATGATACCCACTTATATCACCATTTTGTTTATATCTATCCAGTATTGGATAGAAGAATGAGAAATATCCTGGTGTTATAACCCCACCAATATTTTTAACCCTTTCATATTCTTTTTCACACTCAGTTCTAAGCTGTTTGAGTGTATCTGATAACATTCGTTCCCTCATTTGAATGTTATCAAATAACCTTTTTATTTCTGTATTCATTTTGTAAAAAAATTTTAATTCTTCTATATCATAGAAGAGTCTATACCCCAGTTGATCCGAATCCACCTTCCATTCTTTCACTAGTGGATAGTTCTTCAACCTCAACTAATTCTATCTGTGGATATGGGATTATAACCAATTGTCCTATTTTATCACCAACATTGTACTGTGGAAATATCTCTGGATTTTTAAAAGACAAAACTGGATTTTTAAATCTCAATTTAATCTCACCTCTATAACCTGAATCAATAACACCAACATGATTTGCTAATATGTGTACTGTTTTAGATATAGACGATCTTGCAAAAAGTAATCCAACATAACCCTCTGGTATCTCTACTGAAATACCAGTTCCAAACTCTATAAATAGTTTATCATCCACTTTAGATGTAGCGGTCAAATCCATACCAGCATCCCCTGGTTTGGAGTAACATGGCGTAACCGCCGATGGACTTAGTTTTTTAAATTTTACCTTCATAAATAAATATTTTTATTCTTATATTTAAGATTTAATATATAGTTTTTAGAATAATAACAAAAATAAAACTAACTATGGAAGTTAAAAAATTTTCCGACTTCAGAGAGGAATCAGTAAATGAGGAATTCCTAATGCCTGCTATTAAAGGAGCACTTGGTAAATTAGCTAATCTATTCGCTGGTCCCTTCAAGAACCTTATAGGGGATATTAAAAATATGTTTAATCCAGATGACCCAACATCCATTAAGAATATTATAATGACTGAATTTAATAAGGCAGTAGATGCTGCTCAAAAATCTATACCAACTTTAGCTGGTGAAAATGATGTTGATACTGTTATGGATACCATGGTTAATGACTTAGTAGCTTTTGGGATTGGATTAAATAAAGATGTTGAAGGAGCACTTGGTAAACAAAAAGCCCCTAAGTTTGATAAAGTTGCTCAGGCTGTATTATTAGGTAATAAAGAAGCTGACTGGTCAGGTATCATTGGATTGCTCGATCCAAATAAAGCAGCAGAGGGATTGAAAAAAATTGGTCAGCCAGCAGGTAGAAGGGTCGATAAGTGGAAATATTCTAATGTAATGTATAAGGAAGCTCTTAATAACGCCGCTAAAAATAATACAGCAGATCCTAAAAAAGCTAAAAAAGACGCAGCTATTAAGTTTATAGATGCAATGCAGAAAGAGGTTAAAACGATGTTAGATAAGGAACTCAGTAATGAGGAGATAGAAAAGATCTATAATCAAGGTGGACCTCAATATAAAGTAGGTGATATGGTAACATATCTTTTACAAGATAAGAAACCGGAGTGGGATAAGTTAGATGATAATGCCAAGAAAAACCTAACAGCGGAACCAGCAAAATCTTTAGTTGGAACTGGTAAGATAGAAAAGATAGAAGGTAATGAATATAGTATTGTATACGGTAATAATCTGAGAACAAAAAAAGCAGCTAATGAAATAGTAGGAAAGTCTGGTGGTGGAGAAGAATCTCAAAGTGCTACTAAGTTACATACTCTTTTAGCAGATATGAAAGGAGACGAGGAAAAAATGTCAGCTGTTCTTAAATTTTCAGAGTTTGTTAAAGACCCTAATAATAAAGCAAAGGCTGAAGAGTTAATCAAACAAATACCAGGAGGAGGAGCGTAACACATGTCATATAAAAAAGACTTATTAAAAATTTATAACAAGATTGATACAATAGTCAAAAGGGGACATACGTCCATTTATGATTACTATAGCTATATCGATGAGCTAATAGATAATGGTAAATATCAGATGTTTCAGGATGTACTACTTCAGTATTATAAAATTGACGTGCGTACATATAGACATGTTTCTGATTATAGAAAAATTAGTTTTGAACAAATCAGTGAACTCACTAACTCTTCTTTTCAAAAACAATTTAAAAAGGTATGTGACTCAACTGGAGTTTATCCTAACGGATTCCACTATTATGACTACTATACTAATGTATATTTAGGTGACATTAAAGAAGTAGAAATACCACATAGTACTATTATGTATAAAGACCCAGAGTTAACAAAGGTTCAGAAAGCAGTTGACAATGGTGAGATAAAAATAATAACTCTTGAGGTTACCGTTGGTTCAGCTAACGCCCTAGCTGAAGCCATACCACAATTTGAAACTAGAGAATCACAAGTAATAACCTATCCACAAGGATGTACCATACTTTATGGTACAGATTTATATAGATGTTTACAAACATATACTTGGGAAAAGGGTAACTTCATAACACCAACAAACCCATCATATTGGACTCAAGTAAGTTCACCAACTTATAGTTTTACTGTTATTAATGATGATACTATTCCACTTTTGGATAAATACAAGTTAGCAATAAATATAATAAAGACGAGTCAATAATTAATTCTGACCAGAAGTCAATTCTAAATAGTTATATAAAGCATCTTTGAAGTCAAAACACTTATGTATTTTGGCTTCTTCATTTGGACCTATATAAACTAAATAACCAACGTGTACATCTATACCTATTTCTTTAAGTATCAAAGCGTACATAGATATTTGAATAGAGTATTCAGTTAAATGACATTTATCATAATCTTGAAATGGTTCAAGTAACTTTTCACCATAACCATTATGAGTCTCAAATTTTTTATTTGTCTTCCAGTCTAAAATAACTATTTTATCCTTGTAAAGGAATATAGAGTCAATCATACCTGCAATATTCCACTTGGTAGAAAATACCCTTTGTTCAAACTTAACCGGAGTTAGTTTAAATAAATGGGTCGCATAAATATTATTGAACTTATTTATTCTGTCTATTATATCAACATCATTTGGTAATGGTTGATATATTTGGTTGTAGTAGTTTTCAATCCAGTTGTGTGTGGAAGTACCAATATGATTAGCCCTATCGTTAAGAACTTGCCATTGGCGAAGTATTTCAGTTTGTTCCACACCAGCTTCCTCAGCTTTCTTTTTAGACCAAAAGTCACTATCAAACTTTTCGTGGAATCTTGAGATGAATTGAGTGACCGATATAAAGTGTTGACCCTCATAAGTGTACTTATGTTTGACAGGATCAAACTGAAACTTAGGGTCATCGTATTTATTTAAAAGGTCAAGAACAGTATCTCGCATAACATATATATGCTAAATACTGTTCTTTGTTTATTTCTACCTTCTAGACCTTGATCTTAACCATGTTAAGAAACTATCGGAATTTAAATCTGAACTTGCGTATTCTCTTATCATATCAGACACACTATTCCTTCCAAACGACCAACCACCTTGAAGGTCTGCTAGTCTCTCTTCATTTATATTTGTATCACGAGACCTTTGTTCTCTTTCGGATAGAAGTCTTTTTGTCCTCTCAGCTTGCTCAGCAAGAATCCTTTCGTGTTCCTCAATCTGCTTATTAATCAGATCCATATCATTAAGAGATTCGTCCTTATATATCCAGTCTCTTAAAAGAGGATGTCTATAAGCGTCGTCTTCAAGAATATAAACATCAAGTATATTAGAATACTTTGCTCGACCTTCGAATACATGAAACCCACGACTAGGTATTTCGACCATTTCATGTGTATAGTGAAACAGATTAGTAGTTCCATCTTCTGTTAGATGTCGGTGGTTTTCATAGTAACCTTCCGAACCAGAAATAGTGATTATATCCTCAGAACCATTTTTATAGTTAAAAATAGTATTAGTATCACGACAAAGAAACTTAAACGTATCTAAGTAAGGATACCTATCATAGTCAGATATATTCAACTTAGCAGACAACCTCATTATTTCAAGGTCTTGGTTATTAGATACAAACTTCAAAGTGTTATTCCACTTTTGTTCCTTCTTATAGATGAACCCATTTGCATCAGCCCACTTTTTAAAATGGAAGACATAGTCTTCATCAGCAATCGTATATATACGATCCATCAGTTGGAATACCTTACCATTTGGGTCAGTAGTATTCATCCAAAGCAAAGCTCTACCTAATATATGGTCTGTGTTGTCAACCATAATAAGCATTTTTATTTGTTCTGGGTTATCAACATAAAGTTGAAACCAAGGTTGACATGACTTATGTTTCATACAAGAATTACCTAATGTAGAATCTTGTGTAACATATCTCTCATAATGATAATACTTACGAATGTCTTCACCTTCGACTATTTTGAAAGTAAAAGATGGTGATGACTGGACATTACGATAAAGAGTAGAGAACAACTCTACTTCCTTATCGGAGACATCCTTGAATATCTTCTTGATAAAAGAACCGGGTTTAGCAAATATACGTTTACTTGAATGCCATACATCCTCACCAGATTCAATCATTTGAGATGACCGTTCTGGGGTTAGATATGATATCTTAGTCTTATCCGAAGAGGACACGGATAAGTAGTTGACGTGATTATCAATAAGTACATCCAATGATAAACGAGACTTCAAAAGCATTCGAGCTATCTCTGAAGCTGGTTCCATTTGTAACAGAACATCATTAAGTTCCGGTGAAATATGTATATCAGAAGTTTTCCTTGTATATGGCATTCCTTGAAAGTTTTTACAAATATACGATAAATATTTTAATAAAACAACCTTTATAGATCTTTTTTGTAAACATAATCAAGTAACTCAAGTACCCTATTATTTGTTATCTCCTTGAATTTCGCCTTCTTAATCTGTGAGACTAGATCATTTCTAGATATAGTTTTCCTAGCAGTAGAAAGCTTCTTGATCCAATCCAATTCTGATTTACTAAACGGTATTGGTGGTCCATCATACTTAGGTATTTTTGTAGCCACCGGTGGTGGTGGTGGATTACCTGATTTCTTTTCCTTTGGAATAGACTTCTTGTTTATACTCACTTCGGGTATTTCAAACTCCGCTGATAGGTCTTTCATACCTAGAATCCTTCTTATTAAACTCATATTTTTATTTTTATTTTATTCTAAATGTATCTTGAATTGTTGTTGTTACAATACTATCCTTACCGTCATCAGAATGATATGAAAGCACTTTAACTACACCATGTCGGTGTAGTTTAGCTTTCTCCTCATCAACCTCATTACGATGCAACCTATATAATATAGCCCCGATAGTTAAAGCTATAAAAATAACTGAAAGAAAAAATCTTATCCTCATATAAGTTCAAGTAGTTGGTTTAGTTTTTCGTCACGAATAAAACACTGTGTAATCTTCAAAATCTTTTCAGTTTCCTTCTTAACTACATAAGAGTCCTGACGAGAAAATATCTGAATATAACAGTTAAATACCTTAAACGCTTCAATCGAAAAATCATTATGTTGATTCAGTTCCAACTTATCCGAAGGTGTCATTAAGACAGCAAGTTCCGACTTACTCAACCCACTAAGACGATCAGTTGCTGAGAAACGTATAGAGTTCTTAAACGCATCAAACTTCTGGTGATTTACTTTCAAATCCTTATCAACGATAATCTTCCTTATCTCCGATAACATTACACGTTCTCCAATCAAAGACTTAATAGAAGCAATCTGTTCATCAAATGTTTCAACATCTATTGTCTGTGATATTTCTTCAGCCATTTTAGTAACACCCTTCAAATGTTTCTTAGACAAGGACATATTACGAATAGAAGAAACTAAATAAGAGTTGTTATCCTCACGGAATAAACCCATATTCATATTAAGTCTACGAGACTTATCAGTAGAGTTAAGAATAAAGAAAGCTTTATGGAATTTTGTAACACCAATCTCAACACTATCAGAAAGAAGTGTTAGTTCCTGAGTACCACGTTTCATAACGAAACGGTAGTTAGTGATGTTGAAGTTAGCTTCAAGTTGAGTAATCTTTGATTTAAGGAAAGCCCGAATATCGAATATTTCGTATAGACGGGATACTGTTGATGTGTTTATCACATGGTTAAAATACTTAGTAACTACTTGGTCACCTATTTGGGAAATCTCAATAGCGTCAATCTTGTTAAAGAGTTCTGACTTGTTGTATTCGATAAAACCGTAACGTTTAAGCATAGTTGAATATTTATACAAATATACGACATTTTTCCTGATTTACAAACTGAATATATACTTATATGATTAAAACATTTATTCAGTTTAATGAAAGTAAGATAAATGAATTTGTATCATTTGATAAGGGATATGAAAGAATGTATAAAGGTTCGTCCGATTTTGAGCACTATTGGAATATGTCAAAGAAAATGAATGATTCAGACTATAACTCAATAGTTAAGTTTTTCGAAAGGAATTACCCTGATTTATCACATTTAGTTGTTAGACAACACAATACAGTCTATATAAACCAGTATAGATCAGGTGTTGATACCCTAATCAAAAGAAAAATAGATGGTAGAATAGTAGACGTTTGGCATTTATACATTTGGGAAACCGCTTATCCGGAAGAAAATTACTTTAATATATCAGTTCAACAAGGTGATATGAAACCATTAACTCCAGACCCGATTGCTTATTACACAGCAGATACAATTCATGGACTATTAAACTTTTTCAAGGACTTCTTCGACACAACAAAAGAAATATAAAAACCCCAGTCATTTGACCGGGGTTTATCTTTTAAAGAGTATTATGTATTCTCTTAACTACTTCGTCCTTACCTAAGATACCCATTGTCGTCATCAAATCCGGTCCAGGAACACCACCGGTAATCGATATACGCAAACCTGGCATTATCTTACCCATTTTCACACCCATTGATTGACATATATCAGAGATAATCTGTTTGATAGTGTCAGCGACCCAATCAAATGTATCAATCTTACTAATAAAGTCACTCATTACCTTCTTATAATCGTCAGTAAGAGATTTACTCGCCTGGAATTTCTCGCCATCAACATCACTAACAATGACCGGTTTGAAGAATATATCAGCTACCGGTTGTAAATCTCCTGTAAAAATAGACCTATTCTTACAGATATCAACAATCTTTGATATGTTATCCGGAGAATACTTGTAAGTATCACCCATATCAATATACTTCAACAAATAATCGTCAGTCCTTTTGTGTTTAATATAATAACTATTAAAGTGTTTCGCTTTATCCATATCGAAACGAGCACCAGACTTATGAACCCTATCTAGTGAAAACTGACTAATCAAATCGTCCATAGAGAAAATTTCATTAGTATCAGTTGGTGACCAACCAATCAAAGAAAGAGTGTTGATAAATACATCAGCATCAAATCCACAATCCTTCCAACCATTCACAAAGTTACCATCTGCGTCGGTATAACCAAGTGGAGCAATCGGAATACCGTATTTAGCGGCTGTTCTCTTTGACAACTTACCCTTACCATCCGGGTTCATAATCAGCGGTAAGTGAGCAAAGGTAGGAATATCCCAACCAAATGCTTTGTAAAGCAGTACGTGAAATGGTGTTGAAGCAACCCACTCCTGACCACGAAGGACATGAGTAACCCCCATATCATGATCGTCAGAAGTATTAGCCAAGTGATAACTTGCTATACCATCGGACTTCAAAAGAACCTTATCATCCAACTGGTTAGAGTTGATAGTAATATCCCCTAAAATCGCATCACTGAAAGTAATGTCAATATTAGCAGGTACAGCGAAACGAACAACATACTTATCCCCATTATCCATACGAGCAGCAACATCATCTTTACTTAGAGAAAGTGAGTTCAACATACTCATACGAGTAGATGCATCGTATTTAAAGTTAGGGATAGATTTATGAGCTTTATCCAAGTCATCCTTACTATCAAATGCGTAGTAAGCGTATCCATTATCAATCAAATAAGCAACCTTAGCTGAATAATCTCTTTGAGACTGGATAAATGAACCAACCGAAGGGTCTGGGTTCCAATAAGAAGCATCAGGTACGATACCTAACCAATCACACATCTTCCTAAAGTAATCGAGGAAGTCTGGTGTATATCGATCCCTGTCAGTATCTTCAAGACGAACAAGAAACTTACCACCATTCTGTTTAGCTAGAAAGTAGTTATAAAGTAAAGTCCTAACGTTACCAATGTGACAAAAATTGGAAGTAGGTGAGGGTGCTATTCTTGTTACTATCTGTTTCATATTTTATCTTTTGTTTTACAAAGATACGAAAAAATACTGACAATACCAAGTTAATCTAAGAGTATATCCAGCTTGGTTTCCCTGATGTATGGTGTTATATCAGATGTATAATCCTTATTACTTCTACCATACCTATTCTTTGATACTACAAACCTACCGTCACAGATACTACAATAGTAAGTTGAAGAGAATATAAAACTACTACCATTTTTAATATTAAATGTGGGTTTGGATCCACCCGATTTATACAACTGAGCTTTTATTATAATAGAGTTTTTTCTCTTATTCATTAGAATTCTAAATTCATTAAATGATTTACTACTAAAATTGGAATAAACTCGCGATAAAGTATCTTCGTCCCTTTCTGCAATAATTGGATCCACTATATCATCTACACCAAGAACCATAATTGAGTTTGAAGAACTTGTCTCAAAATTTATTTTACGATTAGTAGAGTTAGGATACTTAATACGTTTACTAACGTCATTACAGATGGGTTTAGTAACCTTTTCAAGTACATCATCAATGATACGATTAGCAATATATTCATCCTTAGGTAAATAATACCCAAAGACGAAAATACCACCATCCTTATCATTTATCATAGTTGATAACTCATTTATTAATTCCATATAGAATTCTTTCTATTTTATTAGTTCTAATACTTCTATTCATCATAGATGATATTCTTTTAGAAGTATAAATATCAAGTTGATTAGGTGTCATTCCTAATCTTATGTAACACACAATCATCCTAAACACCCACAAGAATACGTTTCTCCAACCTTTCCAGTAGGTTATACCCTTGCGAAATCCTCTTCTCCATTGTACATTCCACAAGTATCTTAAAGTTCTCATAGCAAATATATAAAAAAAAGTCCAATAGTTTGGAAACTATTGGACTTAAAAGTTTTTGAGGATTACGGTCTTTACCTCAACTTCACTACCTCATACAAGCATGATGTATGTTCTATAGCCAGGGCAGGTGTAGTGTGTGCTAATACCGACAGTCACCGAGGACTTTTTACACTATTACTTTTTCTTTTCTTCTGTTGTTACAACAGTAGATGGTGTTACAGGGGTTTCGTCAGTTTTAACGATGTTCTTCTTCATCATATCCACTAACTGCATTCCCATGATACCTTCAAGGGCACTTCCACCATTTGCTCCTCCACCGATAAGGATATCAGGGATAACCTTTATCTTATTCAGACCGATAGACTCAGTCACCTTGAACTTAGTGAAGTTATCTTCACCCATTGCTTCAACTTGAAGTTTATAAGCTTCAGCGGTTGACTTACCAATCGCTTCAATCTTAGAAGCTTCTGCTTTACCAGTTACGGTAATCTTTTCAGCTTCAGCGTTAGCCCTCATTTTAGTTGACTCCGCTTCAGCTTCAGCGTTCAGCTTAACAGCTTTTGCTTTACCCTCAGCGTTCTTAACTTCAGCGGCTGCGTTTCGTTCAGCGATATTTACTGACTGTTCAGACTTAACAACCTCTTTCTGCATATCAGCGATAGCGTTAGCCTTTTCGAACTCCTGACGTTTAGCCTGAGCCATACGTTGAGTATCATAGGTTACCTGTTGTTCTTCTGCTATCTTACGGTCAGTAAGAGTCTTCATAAGACTTTCAGGTGGAGTAATATCTCCGATAAGAGTATCGACCGCATGTACGTTATACTCATCCAACACCTTAGAGATGTGTGACTTAGCTGATTCCTGACGCTCTTTACGAGTACTTAGGAAAGCAATAACGTCACTATCCTGTGCTGAGTTACGGAAATAGTTACCGATTGTTGGTTCAAGTACCTGACTAACAAGGTTAGACATATTACCGAAACGAGCGATTACCTTAGGTGCTTCCGTAGAAGGAACGTGGATAATCTGTGAAACGTCAAGGTTGAATGGGAAACCGTCTTTAGAACGTACAGTGATTGTACTAAGACCAGCGTCCAACTTGTGAGATTCAGTACGAGCGGATGCCCAGTTTAGAACAAGGTTGGTAGTCGGAACCTGTTCAATACGCATTGTCATGGTATTGATTGGGTATTTGCCCGGACCGAGTGGTTCAATCCACACACCTTTCTGACCTTTCTTCACGATGTTACCGTGTTTGAAGTCCGAACCGGTTAAGTCCGCACCGTCCTCACCAACATAAGATACAACAACACCTACATAACCAATCGGAATCTCGGTCATTTTGACTTCCTCGACTGTAACAGCCCAAGGGTTGATGTTATAAGTACCTGCTAGGATTATTTCTTGCTGTAGACCACGTTGTCCACCGTTCTCCAAAAACTTATTAAAGTCTTGAAACTTATTGTGTCCAGTAATAACGTCTGCTGCAATCTGACCTTCGGAAAGAGGAGCACCGTCTAATGTAGTAACAATACCTACAGCGTTATCAGTAATAGTGTGTTGGTCACACATAGCAACGTCAAATAGATGACGATTGATACGATAAGAACCCGCTACAAGGACAGTAGCCTGACGACCCTTATTACCACCGTTTGTTAAGAACTTCTCAGCGTCTTGGAAGTTATCTGAATCAACAGAACGACCCAAAATTTGACCGTTAGATGGAACAGAACCGTCTTTAGACGACACGAGACCGATTTTACCTTGAGGAATAACGGTAAAATCTACCAGTTTGATTTCATACTGCCAAGGCCAGTACCCGAAGTAAAGACCCGGTGCTAAAGTTTTAGCTTGGAAACCCGCCTCACCCTTTGTCGCTATGATACGACCATCCGGAAGAGACTTTTCTTTGCCAAAGAGAACGAATTTCTTGGTTACTAGACCAATCTGGCTTTCAGGAACAATCACGACACCAAAAAGTCGGAATACCCATTTGTACATAACTACGGCTAAAATGACTGGTATAGCCCACCAATACGCTGACAATAAATTTATCATATTTTGTTTTTTGTTTCCCTACTCTATTGTTTATAGGATTTTCAGGTTACTCCTTTAGTCTCTCGGCCGAGATACTTTATGTAAAGGTAAAATATTTTACCGATATAAAAAAATTAAATTATTATTCCCTCTTTTCTAAGATGTTCCAGAACGGATAAGTGATATATTTTTGCAAACTCTTCAGCTTCTACCTCAAAGGGGTGGTCTTTATATCTATGTATCTCAAGAAGTTTATGATACTTATCTATATCTTTTTTTCTTGGCATTTGTAGGAAGTGAGTGTATTCATGTATAATAGTACCGATTATATCCTTTCTACCTTTACAGGTATTCATAAATACAACAATCTCTTTATTCTGATATTCACCATATTTTCTTGAATATCTTTTATCGGTGTTCAATGTTAGTTTAGGATATTTTTTTAATGGAGTACCCAGATACTTACAACACCACTTAAACGTCTCTTCTGCAATCAGGGCAGACTTTTTGTCTTTCATACTACAAAGATACGACATTTTTTTGGAATTTCCAAATTATTTTAGTATTATTTCTAACTTCATATCCCTCTTTAAGTCTATGTAGTCTGGGTGGTCAAAATCCACTATGTAATGGAAATAGTTACCATCTCTAACTAATACGAATCTACCATATTCTATTAGACTATGTCTATCATTAGAATCAGGGTGAAGGGGTAATCTCTCCCATAGGTCGGGAAATTTTTGGGATAATAGTTCTTTAAGACTTCTTACTGAAATATCTTCTATTTCTAGATCAACTACCTCAATAATACTATTGATATCAGGTGAAACATCTTTAGGTACGTCATGTCTGCTCCCTTCAAAGTAAGTAACTATTTTATATAATCTCATTATTTGAGTTCTTATCGTGAATAATCTGGTCAATTAAATCATCCCTTTTTTCAGTAATCAAAACTGATTTATACTGACTTAAAGGGATAAGTTCTTCTTCATTAAAAAAATCCTCGTGATATACTTCGGTAATCCAACCACATTGTACACCACTTTTATCATAGGATATGATCCTCATTTTATTTCCACCAGTGTTTTTAATAACCAAATCTCCGGGTCTAAACTTCATTTTTAATACTTTAGATTTTATCTATGTATTAAAATAGATCAACTCTCTAAAAGTTTATTAATGATTTCATCTCTCATATAGTCAATAGTTATCAAATATGACTTATGTACTTTTA